TCATGGCCATAGGGTAGGGGATAAGGCTGACTTACTTCTTAGATATAAGGATTTCGTATAGCGTGTCTATTTTTTCTTCAATGCGCGATACCCGACCTTCTAGGTTATGCCGGCCATTATTATCAGGCTTCAACTCACTTAGATAGTGTTTAGTCAGCCAACGCACTGATGCCACTAGCGAACCAACAATTGTTACAGTTGATACGGCCAGTGCCAGGATGTCATTCATAGTCATTTACTATTGATGCCAAATTTATCATCTTTAGGATCAAAATAGCGTGCTAATGGTGCAACTACCGCACCGGCCAAAATCGCATATTCAGGATTCCAATCTGCAACTAAAGCCAATGCAGTTGTGATAGTAGCCGCGGCAATGCTTCGGGCATAAGACTTTAAAATTTCTTTTTTCTTTTTATCTAATTTCATTTTAATCCTAACTCTTTTATTTTTTGTTTAACTTCATTTTGGTCTAACGCAATTTCAAAGTGCATATCATCTTTACGTTTGTAATTGCCACCCCAGGTCAAACCATATTTAGTTATGAGTAGGTTAATTGTATTACGCTGATGCTTATTAAATGTATTTGACTTGCCCAACGGATGTTTAATTGCATTTAGATCTATGGCTGTACCTGATGCGTGATTACTTAATACTTTATCTGATCCCCTAGTTTGCCTAAAAGCATAACCCCAATCATCTAATTGCCCAACATCAATTGGTTCTACTAACTCATGGAAATCTTTAGCAAAATTTACCAGGATTGGTGCAACCGCTTTGGCACATGCAAATCTAATCTTTGTGCCTGGTACTGTAAAAGTTTCAATACCGATTGCTTTGCGATCCTCACTAGCCGGCCAACCATTTGGGCTAGTTAATTCTCTAATTTTTGCCATCCAGCAAGTTTAACAATTTAAAGGCTAATTGCTTTTAGGCTCAGCACAATCCCTCAAGATTGTGCTATAAACCTAAAGCCCTTAAATCATCGGTAGTTAAACCAAGTGCGGCTAACTTACCTTCGGCTGCTGCTTTTGCTTCGGCTTTTGCTTCGGCTTCGGCTAACCTTGTTTCTTCTTTTGCAACATCTTTTAAATATTGCTCATATTCAGCATCATTCATTTCTCTATCAATAACTTCATTTGTTTCTGTATTGTGTATTCTTACCATTGGTTTACTCATTAGTTTACTCCGTAAATATAGACTGTTCCACCGCTAAATGTTCCTGAAAAAACTCTAAATGTTAATTCACTAATTGCTGTTGATGAATCATAATTACACCAAGTCGTTTGTGGGAACATAAGACTTGCTCCATATTTGAATTGTTGATTACTATAAATGAATTTAGAGTCACCATCGGCATATCTAAGAATTTCTGCATAACCATTACACGCTTCTTTATCTGAAGTATTTGTGCTTAGAGAACCTAATATATTGTAATCATTGTTAGGATAAGCGTTAAATTCATAAGTATTGTATTGTAAAGTTCCATTGTAATAATTAGTTCCAGTATCGGAATTATAGCGCACTCCCCAACTAGTATTTGTTGAACTATATGCTTTATTCCAAACAATAAATAAATTTTTATATGAAGTTGAAAGACTACTAATAGTAACGGATGAACCGCTCAATGCAGTACCGCCAGAATTTAACAAAGTCATACCGCCACTTGCGGCAGATGCGCCAGCACCTTTAATAAAGATTGATGCTGATGCACTTGTAAAATATAATGTGCCGCTTTCATATTGTGCTAATGCTAAAGATGCAGATGTATTAACTGTGGCTGTACCGGCTGTAATTGTGCAAACTCCAGTATTCAAGTTTGTTATTTGAACTGTGTCCCCTGCCGCAAACAATCCGGTATTTACTGTAACAGTTGTTGCGCTTGTACTAGACATAGAAATGCCCGTACCAGCATCAGCCGCTACTAAAGTATAATTTGCGGTTTTAGCAGATGCCGCGCCACCTAGCATTGCAGTTTGTTGTAATGATGTCATTTGTGCGGCTGTAAGAACTTGCCCTACGCTAAATGATTGTTTTGCCATTTACACACTCCTAATAAGCCAAAGAATCTTCATTGAGGATTCCATCAACAATTGAGTTTAACACAATCCCAACGGCAAAGGGTTGAGCGCATGTAAAAGTTACCAGGAAAGATTTAGGGGTTATCTGATAGGTAAGGCCTGTTATTACGCTATCTGTAACCACATTGCCAGCCGGCAAGGTTTGAGTTACTTCTATTGGATCAAATACATCTAAATTTAAAGCCGCTACAACCCGGCTAGAATCATCCTCACCAAAGGCATCAACAGTTAATGAGTTTAACTGTATATTTACGCCTTGCTCTTTACGGCTTGCAATAATCATTTGTGCCTGATTTAGCGCATCTGCTTCTGTTTGCATAATGCCGCTTCTTATCCGGCTATGCTGAAAGTAATCATCAATGCTTGCCGTATCGCTGGCAGTTTGCCCGGTCAATCCTGTTGGGGTAACTGTTACTTTATTGATCATTTGATAATCTGATATATCAAATTCCACTGCCTGATAGGTAACATCACCTGATCCTGGCACATCACTAAAGGCTGTTGCCGTACCACCTGATGCGGCAATAATGTCGGTGCGTGATAAAAATTTTGTGTAGCCGCGTTGATCCATATAAAAAGCACCTAGATCAGTGGCTTCTACTTCCTGGCAGGCGGCCAATAATGATCTTGAATTGCCTGAATCTGCCTGTACTGTTGTGCTTGCAGTTGTAGATATATCACGCATGGCTGTTGGCCAATCACCTGAATCCAACAAACTTGAAATTCTTTGTGCGGTAGTTTGTCCACTGCTACCACCACTAACTGATGTAATTGTAGTTAAGTTTAATAATTGGAATCCATCTACACATGACAAAGTTACATAGGCTGGATCAAATCCGGTAGGGCTTTGATAATTCCATTCCTGTACATACATAGAGCCTAAGTTATATGTAGTGCCTAAATATTGTGCTGTAAAGCGAATCTTACGCATAGGTTTAATTTTGCCGTACAAAGGCGAACTTGTATTGGCTGGGTTAAACTCACCAGTTTCATCAACAAATGTAATGCGTGCAGTACCACCGGTAAATGAATCTGATGATCTATTAAATGCACGCCGAATATAACATTGAGTTACAAAGTCTGTTATATCTACAACATCTGCCGCGGCTGTTCCCAATACAGAAAAATCTAAAGGGGTTGCAGGATCATCTAGCACAAGGCTGGGGTCAAATGAAGCACCGCCGGCAAAATCTATTTCGGCCTTAAATATTGCGGCTGGCATTATCTTCCTAAGTTAGTTAATTGAGTTACCGCACCTGATCGGTTTAAGTTATACAAAGCATCCTGGATTACAGATTGCAATTCACCTTCTGATATAACTGATCCGGCTACATTGATATTTACAGTAGTTCCCATCCCGCCCATTTTGTCTAAAGGTATAACCGCTTCTGACCCGGCTTCACCAATCATTGCTAATGTCGGTTGAGTTACAACTCCACCTTGTGCCATGCGCGGAATATCTAACCCCATCATTTGGCGGTACTTTGTTTGCTCATCTACAATAACCCGTTGTGGTACATCTATGCCTATCATAGATTTTTCTTCACCCATTCTAAATCTTGCCGGACTAAAAGTACCTAAATCTTGCAACTTAGGTTGAGCATTTTGTACTTGATTAAGCAATGCCAACATTTTGCGCAATTCTTCATTAGCGGCAAACAATTGACGCAAATAAAGCAAAACTTCCGTGGTGGTAACTCCCCACTTCTTAGCCAACATTTCAACTTCACCAGTTGTGATTTGACCATCTTCAATAACCTTTAATACATCTGCATAGCGTTCGGCTTCATTAACGGCTTTACTTGTACCATCTGCCAACTTTTGCAATATCTTTACACGCAACTCATCTTCACCGGATAACTTACGGCTTAACGCCGCTTGTAAATTAATCCGATCAAGATCAAACATGGCTTCCAACTCAGCCTTCTTTTTATCTAAGGCCTGTTGTGCTAATTTTTCTTTAGTTAATTTCTTTTGTTTGTTTAATGCTTCAGCGGCCATCTTGTCTAATCTTGCTTGTAATTTGGCTAATTTTTCGGCAATGGCTTTTTGTTCTTTTGATTGTTCAAAAGTTTCTTTGGTAGTTTCAGCAATTTTTTTACCTTCATCTGCTAACATACCAAAGCCAGCAATTAATCCGGGGATAATGGGGATGTTTGATGAATCAAAAATCAATCTAAGAAATCTATTACTTTCAATTTTTTTGGCTAAACCATCAAATGCTTCAGTAATTTTTGATATTTTGTCGGCCAATGCAATTACAATATAACCGCCATTTAATCCTAATGATTCAAGTTTTGCGCCAAAATAATCAGAAGCATTACCACCACCAATAAGAATTTCAGTTGCAGTAATAAAGCCTTCGCCTAAACTTGTCTGTGCCGCGCCTGCGCTAATTTTTAAATTATCTAATTGACCACCAAATGTTTCAGTGGCTCTCTTAGCCGCGCCACCAAATTTTAAAGTTAAGTAATCTGTAATCTCTGCTAAGCCAATTTCTTTAGCAGTTACCGCATCAAATCCTAAGCCTAATGCACCTAACGCCTTAAAATTGCCCCGGCTTGCTTTACCTAGCGCATCTGATACTTGAGTTAAATCAACACCCGCGCCTACACTAGTATCTACGGCAACATTAAATAAATCTTGCGCCTTTGTTAAATTGCCAGTTTGTATGATTAAACCATTGATTGCGGGGGTTAATCTATCTTTAGTAATATTTGATGCTTTTTCTATACCACTAATAAAAGAATTTACACTAGGTAATTGATCTAACTCATTTATTGATCTTAAAGATTGTTCAACTGATTTATCTAATCTTTCCTGGGCTAAAGCCGCTTGTATAGAATTTTTTGCAAAAATCGCCATGCCAGCCGCGGCCGCAATTGCGCCGGCTTTGGCAAAAGATTTTAATCTGAATGTGCTAGTAGCGACTACTTTGTCAAATCCTTTTAACTCTTTGGTAGCACGCTCTAATCCTTTTTTATCAAACTTAGTTAAAAAGTTAATCGCAACATATTGACTTAGTGCCATGATTAACCCCTAAATTCTTTGCCTAGATATTTTTTTAATACTCCGTATAGATTATCATTTACTTGGTCACCTAATTGTTGTGATGCCCTATAAATCAATCTTTTTTCTTTGTATTCTTGCGCTCTAGGTGATCTTTGTAATGTGCCAATAAATTCTTCACTAGCATTTGGGTTACGACTAATACGCCTAGTTCTACCGCGTGATCTTGATGATCCAAAACCTGCCAACTCATAAATTATACCTGGTACAGATTTATTTATCACCGCTATTGCAGTTACACCAAATGTAACACCTTTTATTCTTTGTACTTTAGTTTTAGCCGTACTTACTCTTATGCCGCGTATGACTTCTGTTTGCGACCACTTCCAACGGCTTCTTTTATCTTTACCAATAGTCCTACCCCGGTGTACTTGATCATTAGCCCAACCCCATTGTGGTGGGTAATTTGGTTCTACATCACGCCATCCTGGGAATGGTTGATGAGGTACAAAATCTTGGGCTAATTTTGCAACCGGCTTAACAGCCTTACTTAATCCCCTTCTAAATTCTTTTTGTAAATCAGGATCAACCTTTTTCATTTTAGCCATTAGTTCATCTAAATTTTCAACATGGATTGAAGGCACTGCCGCCAATGATCTAATACGGCCAGGTAACCCTGAGTATCTAGGATTAAGCATTACTTCCGCCTAACTGTTGCCTTCTTGCTGTTGTAATGGCGTTCTTGCAAAATGGCTTTAATTGCTGAATAAATCGCTGGATCAACCTCTAATAAATCTTTAGGGCTGATTCCGGTACTTACCGCCACAGATGCGATTTCGTAAATTTGGCCGTGGCGGTCTATCCATTTTTTGAATCATAAACCAAATCAACATCTAAATATTGATTGATGTAATCATCACCAAAAAGAAGTTCAGTTTTGCCGGCATCTTTTTCTAAACGCCAGGCAAACCACCATAGATCAGATTCCATTTGTAGTTCGCCTAGACGCTTACGCCAACCGGTTTTAAATTCGGCTTCAAATGCCACCTTTGCGGATGGCGTAAGATCATAGGTTAATTTCTTACCATCTTTTTTAACAATTTCAATTTTGTGCATTGTCCCACCCTTTTCTTATTACGCGCTTGTTGATTTTGTTAATGCAGTTACCGGCAGTGATACAGATACGCTTGCTACCGCATCAACAGCAC